GTGATACAGAATTAGGACCTGGTAAGTATAAAGCATCTGACGTAACGATTACCGATTATGATATTGAAGACTTAGCACCTGTCGGTGTTGGTGGTGGGTATGAAATGGTACCTGTAGAATTTGAAGATGATAACGGTACTACAATGACCGGTATTGTTGATTCTTTATATATCGATGATACAGGTGCGGTAGATGCTAGCGGAATGATTCATGACGCTGAAGTTGGTACTTTAACCGATGAAGATAATGAAGGGTATTAAACTATAATTTAACTATTCTTAATTTCAGTTAATAATAATTTAGCTTTAAGCCCTGAATGAGTATTTTTTAATATGAATTCAGGGTTTATTTTGTCTTTATTACCAGCAACGCATACATCGTTAAAGTCTTTAAACCTTTTTAACGCTTTCGGCCATATAAAAACTTTCTCACCACTATCAGCTAATACAATACTCTTGTTTAAAGCAGCTTTATCGCAGTATTGATTGTCTAATACATAGATTTTTTCGTATAAGTTTAGTTTATTGATTTGCTGTTTCTGTAATGCAGTAAACATCTTACTACTATTCTCTGTAATACCGCAAGTAGCTAAACCATTTTCAACAAAATAACTATCAATAGGACCTTCAAATATAAAAACGTTATCCAAATCCGGGTTAATATTCTGCATACCATATAGACTCCTCTCAGCACCTACTTTACTAAGATATTTTGGTCTCTCGTATAAGTCTTTTTTAGTTAAGCCTCTAGATTGATAAAATATTATATCCCCATTTTCATCATAAAACGGTAGTATAAGTCTATTTTTATGTACTCTATCTTTTAATGAAATATAAAACGTTTTCGGTTTATTAATACCTCTATCAAGCTTTCTATCTCTAATTAAATTTAAAGCTATCTTAACAGCTGCATTATCTTTATAATATTCTACTTGACTCGGATCAGATAAGTTAATACAATCTTCCGGCAAGCTTTTATCTACAACCTTTTTTACTTCTTGCTTTTCTTCACGGGTAACTGCAATATCCACATCCAAGTTTTTAACTTCATTGATAATGACATGCATAGGCTTATTAGTAATATCTACTAAAAACCCTAAGGTCTTTTTACTATATCCGCAATTATGACAGTATGCCAAATCCTTATTAGGTATATAATAAAAACGCTTTTTTCGACCCCATGAACCACCCTCTCTACATATAGGGCAGCATCCGTTATACGATTTATTATACCTATTATACGATATCTTATATATATTTTCGTATAAGACCGGTATGGTATACTGCTCTGGGATTACTATCACATACTAATTATAGTATATCTGACCAGTAAATCAATATTGCTGCCTACTTTGTGTTGTATTGCCAGCTCCGGAATGAACAGACTGCCAGTCAGCGATAACCTCACCCGTTTCTTTAGATTTAATACTCACTATACCTTTTTTGATTTGATGACCGGTAACAGGGTCGGAAAAAACAGCTTGTTCATAAGTATTCCCACCTTGATCATATGTCGAGTATGTAGGCCTTACTGTCTCCCCAGTATACGGTGATCTGATCTGCTGAGGATTGACAAAATCGTTTGGATTATATGAATTCATATAATTATTTATGACAGTAATTCTAATAATCTATTTTCTTGAAAAAACGCGGTATACCATTTTGTTTCGCTTTTTTTAATTTGCTTAAAATTAAACGCATCACACATTCTCTGAAACTCTTTATAATCGGTATCAAATGAAATAGTAGCTAGCTGAGCTTTTACATAATCAACCTCTTCTTTATCGTCTGTCAATGTTACCAGTTGAAGATTCTTTTTATACTGCTCATTCTCTTCTTGCGTCATTACTACGTCACCGTTAAGAAATTTACCAATTTTTACTTTACCGAACCCCTTAATACCGGGTATATTATCGCTTTTATCGCCGGTAAGAGCTTTTACCTTTACAAAATCTTTTTTCGGGTATTTTAATATCTCTTCGAAATTATCCTCGTTAATCTCAATTTTTCTAATAGGGTCGTATATAACAACATTATTTGAAATTAACTGACATAAATCTCTGTCGACGGTTACAATAGTATGTCTTTCTACGTTATTATACTCGTCATTTATAATTTTAATAACGTCGTCTGCTTCGTACGATTGCGGGAATACTGAAGGAATCCCCATAGTTTGAAGCATTTCCTTGATAATTTCATTCTTAGTATGGACTTCTTTACCGTATTCTTTATCTCTGTTACCTTTATAATCTTCTAGTAGCTCTTTACGCTTATTAGGCTTATAATCTGGCTTCTCGTCCCAGACACAAAAGACTTTATCGGGCTTATACATCTCTACATAGCTTTTCACACTATTTAAAAACATATATACATGCATATTCTCTGATTTACTAGCCATATTATTAGCTACCCAGTAAACGCGATGTACGAGATTATTTCCGTCGATGGTCAGTATTTTCATTCTTCTTGTATTGCGCCATTATGACTTTATTAACATATTTGGGTACTTTCTCAACGAATTTAATAATATCCTTATCGAGCCCGTCATCGAAGTCTTTCTGAGGGATTTTCGTCGTTATCATATCAGGCATTCTAAGAAAATTATACGTCTGTTCCTGTTTATCTCTACAAATAAACGCAAATAACTGGCCGGCATATTGTCCGTGATGACAGGCGTATATTTCTCCCGATTTTATTCTATTTTTCGGCATATATTTTTACTAATTCCTCCAATTGTTTATCAAAATCTGTATAAAGCGGTTCGAATAGCAACTCTTCTTCAATTTTACTACTGTCTATACTGTATCTGAAGTCGTGTCCCAGACGGTCTTCAACGAATCTAGCGCTTTCATCTAAGTCTTTACCCATAATCTTACAGATTTTATCGACTAACTCAATATTTGTTAATTCTAACCCGGAACCGATATTATATACCTCGTTTTTACCTTTAGTAGCGACAGCCCATACAGCTAAATTATGGTCGTATACGTGTATCCACTCGCGGACATTTAAACCCTCACCGTATATGGGAACTTTCTTACCGGCATTTAACGATTTTATAATTGTCGGTATAAATTTTTCATCATGCTGGTTGGGACCATAATTATTACAGCAGCGAGTAATACTAATATTGCTACCGTATGTATTAATATACGATAAACATAAGAGATCGCTTGCTGCCTTACTAGCAGCATATGGAGAACGAGGGTTAATTGGAGTTGACTCAGTAAATGACGGATCGTCAAACCCTAAATGTCCGTAAACCTCATCAGTGCTAATATGTATAAATTTACCGTAATTAGCTTTACGGAATCCCTCTAGTAAATTCTGCGTACCCAACACATTAGACTTAACGAAAATTGTAGGGTCTGCAATACTATTATCTACGTGAGACTCTGCTGCAAAGTGGAATATATAGTCGTATTTTGTATCGAATACAGACGAGATATCTTTAGAGATATCTTTATTAATCATTACATCGATATAGTCTTTAATATAATCGAAGTTAGAAGCGTAACCGCATTTATCTAAACACGTAATACGGTGCTGGGGGAAGTTATCTCTTATAAATCGTATAAAATTACCCCCGATAAATCCGCATCCGCCGGTTACTAAAATTTCTTTACCATCTTTACCCATTTTCATACCCTATTTTATTATTAGTTCTTGTTTGTATAGCTTTTACAAAATTACCCGCATCGAGTAAATCGTCGATTGTACCGCAATCAAACCACGCAGCCCCTTTATCTAATTTATAAATGCTAATATTTTTCTCTGCTATATACTGCTTGATTATATCAGTAATTTCGTATTCACCGCGATGACTCTTCTGGCAATTCTTTGCCTTTTCAACGACTGTATTGTCGAAGAAATATAAACCCGGTATAGCGTAATTACTTGGTGCGTTAGTCGGCTTTTCTACAACGTCAATTAATACATCATTATCATCGAAAGCAGCAACTCCGTATGCATTTGGATTATTAACTTTATATCCGAAAATAATATTTTCATTAGGTAAGATATTTGCAAGATCTTCGTTTAATGTATCGCTATAAAAAATATTATCCCCTAAAGCTAATACGACTGAATGTCCCTCGATATATTCTTCTGCTAAAATAAATGCTTGCGCTAACCCATTAGGATCATCCTGCATTACAATATTATTTTTTACCGGTAAGTCTAATTTCTTAATTAATTTTTTAAAATTATAATACTGATCCGGTTTAATAATAAAGATAATTTCATCTACACCAGCATCCAACACCGTCTGTATGGGATATAGTAATAGCGGTTTATCGTAGACCGGTAAAACTTGTTTTGAAATACTATAAGTTAATGGAAATAGTCTAGTCCCATTACCGCCAGCTAAAATTATACCTTTTCTTGCCATGATTCTGATTTTTGTAAAATAGCGCAATTTAACTTTACATAATACGCTTCGTCACCGAAATCGAAGTTAAAATCTCTCTTTGCTTTACTATTATCTAATACGCAATTACTTCTATTTGCTTTGATAGGTAAATCCTCATACGGTACATACACCCAATTATCATTCTGTAACCCGTATTCAGTCATAATATCTGTTACTTGCTTTGTTGAGAGTGTATTGCCGTGTACTGCATTATAAATACCGGGTTTAAAGTTTTCAGCTACTACTTGTATAAACTCGCATAATTTTGTAACGTCAGTTTTACTGTTTTTAAAGTCAATAATACTATCGTATTTTTTAAGCTTAGATAAAAGATTCTTATGGTCCATCTTACCAGTAATTGGCATTCTGATACGAATAATATTAGTAAAGTCTTTATCTAAAAACATCTCGCTTAGATGCTTTGTCTTACTATAAAAGCTTGATTCAGAGTTATTAATACCAAAATTCGGTTCGTCTTCTTCCGTATAGTCTTTATCGTAATCAGTATAAATACAACCAGAACTTACGTTGATAAATTTAGCGTCTGCTACTTTACACTCTTCTTCAATAACTAGCGGTACTGTAATATTATAATACGTACAGTTAGCTTTATCATCCTCGCAAGCATCGACATTTGGATACCCCGTATAACCGCAAGTATTAATTACAGTATCAATTTTATGCGTTTTAATAAATTCTCTAAGACGACCCGGTACGTGATATTCGTCATCCGCGCGAGTAAGAAGATATGTAAGATGATTCTGCGAGATATAATCCTTTACATAGTTACCGATAAATCCCGCACCGAGTATAGCAATATTCATATACTTTATTATATGTTATATTATACGGAAATCAACGCATATCTTTCATTGAAGCAACAAAGTACTGCTGCATATAATGAGATAAGGCATCCGCTTCTAGATCCGTTTTCGCGTAAAAAATCGGACTAATAGCATTATCTTCCATGTCATACCCCATAATGATAAAGCTTTTCATGAATTCAGCGCATGTCGATATCATAGCTTCAATTGCTATATCGCTATCTCTTTTCTTAAGACCTTCTGCTGACAATACGTCCTTGAGAGCATCTTTAATTAATGCCTGTACCTTTGTTAGATCATCCTGGCTATTAACAGTTATTTTCGGGTCTTGCGCTGATAATGACTCGACATCTTCAATCGGCTTCTTCTTTCTAGGCCGACCTCTCTTCTTTGGCGCTTCATCATCCATACTACTATTTAATTGAACTGAAAGGATTATCAGCAGGGTTATTACCGACGCCTTTTTCGATAAGCGTACTGACTAGTACTTCAATACTTTCTGTCTTAACGAAAAATCCTCTATTAAAATTGTTACCACCGTCGTCAAATTCAAACATAATCTCATTTATATCATCTTTGTTATGATAGCATGTTAAATAGATAGATTCACCACCCGGGTTAATTAGTACAGTCCATCTACGTGGATCCGTACTACTATAGGCGTTGAACATCTTAAAGACAACAAAACCATTATCTTTTAATCGCTTAATTGTGTAACCAGCTGTCTTGAGCTTATTACTAACTTTTTTCTCTTTAAGTCTACCCTTACTGTTTGGTCCTTGCATATTAATTAATTAAGGCTGAAATTACGTAAATCAATGAAGTATTATCTTTTTTAAAGTCGCAAGTAATTACTCCCATATCTTGATTAACTCTAAAATTAACTTCACGGCAACCACCAAAACTTAGAAGTCTAAATGATTCGAAATTTAACGCCAAAGGCTTAGCCAATGACTTACCCTCATACTCCTCGCTTATTACACAGACAAAATTATCCGTGTTATGCCTATTTTTATCGCCCAACTCACCGGTAATCTTACTATCTTCTTCAAACAAATATAGCTTAGAAGTTTCAGTAGTAAACGAGCTGCCTTTAAACAGCATAGTTAAATTCTTCTCTAATACCTTAAACGTTGTATCAAATTGTAGACTGTTAATCTTACTAACGTTAATATTAGGTAACTTGATGATACCATCGTCTAATATATGATATTTAAACTTATAACCATCCTTACTATAAGAAATGTTATTCTCGTTAAGCTTAAGTTCAATTTCATTTGACGGTACAATTTCCAATACTCTAATAAGCTTTTTAATATCCGGAATGTTTAAAGTAACTTCACTCTCTACATCCGTTTCACATTCTAGATCAGACTTGCATACAACAGTAGAATCTGATGCAGCAATAGTACAGGTAATGTTATTATTACCGATCTTTAAGACGCACATATCATTTAAATTTGATATAGGCCCTAAAAAGTTACTCACGAAATCTTTTTTATTTTTTAGTTTTAAAAACGCCATATATATACTCTATTATATTACTTTTCCGCTTTTTTTCTAGCTGTTTTTTTGACGGTAGATTTTTTTTTTGCATATGCTTCATTATACGTCTCAGTAAACTCTTTATATACAACAGTCATCTCATCTACCTTTCTATGTAACTTGTCCACCCGTGTTAATACCTTTTCAACTAGATTAAACAGCTCGTCTTTCTCACTCACATCAAAACTAAATGTTAATTGATTATCATCAATTTGTGGTTGAACTGGTAATTGTTGTACGGGTTCGACTGGTTGCTGAGCCTGCACAGCTGGTTGCTGTACTTCAGGTTGAGGTATTGGCGCAGCCTGCACTTGTTGTACAGGCTGCTGAGGTTGAGAAATAACTTGTTCAATATGCTGTTTAATCTTCTCACTCTTACCTCTCTCCAAAGTATTCGACGCACCGACAATATTACTATCAAGCTTTTTAGTCTCACCATATATATTGCCCATGAAGTTAACGAGTAACGCTCTCTGTTCTTCCGATGAAAGCTTTCTCTCAAAAGACTCCGGCATTGGCCCCCTATCGTCAGGCGCAGGAGGACCTGGCATCGGTATCATATCTGGTTGTCCGTCAGCCATATAATTAAACGTCTAGACCAGCAAGTAGATCTTGGATATCTTCGTCATCGCTCTGCGCAGTTGCAGGCTTAGTCTCAACTACCGGTTCCGGCGATGATGTTGTAGCAGCAGGCGCTGTAGCTACCACGGGCTCTGAACGTTGCGTGTCAGAATCTTGGCAGTAAATATGCTCATCAACCATCTGCTTAAGATCATCATAGCTCTTAATACTGAAAACCGAATCCAATTCAATAGCCTTATTATAGATACCTTCATGATCTTCATCGGACAGACCTTTAACTTCAGTAGGGAATGAAAACTTCGATGACACATATGTCGGGTAATCGCCTTGCTTCTCTACAATAACCTTAAAGTTAACACCGTTAGGAGATAGATCAAAAATACGTGGACCTAGATCACTTGCATCTTCACCGTCAATCGCACTTGCAATAACCTTGTGCAATTGCTTACCGTACCGCAACGTCATAACCTTACCGTTGTTATCCGGATTAACCGGGTCATTAACAACATATACATTTACTAGCCACTTTTCAGATCTAATAATCTTACTAGCCATTTGCTTCTCTTCATCATTACCACGATATAGCTTATACCGAGTTTCAGCAATCGGGTCACGATCACCAAACGTTTGTGGTGAAATAGCACTTACATATTGACCGGTAGAGAAGCTATTCCATCCATGCTGGAAATAATGGAAAAATGTCTTCTTAGGGTCTTTTGCAAACGGTAGTAAACGAACCGTGTATGTATTACCTGGCTCGGTTCTGAGAATGTCTGCTGGACCGCTAGACTTCTCTTCATTAGACGCGAGTGCGCCTCTAATCGATTCAAACATTGAACTTGTTATATTACTCATATTTTTATTATATGATACTGTTTATTAGTTATCAACAAATTTTTTGAACAAGCTTATATTTTTTTTCATCTGTGTTGATGAGTATATCTTAGTCCTCAGATAGTCCATCCTCATTAGCGATGGTGCTAGTAGCTTCTTTATATTAATATCAACGGCTTTAACCGCTCTCTCAAAATCTTTAAACGCAAATAAAATATAGACATTAATTTTTCTGTCTTTGAGATGTGTAAGGAATGAATAATACTGACTGCTATTCTCCTTATGTGTAATATAATCTGCCACTCTTATATTATTCGACTTACAAAAATTTGTTATGAATATAATACTCTCCTTTATCTTTTTACCGCATACCTTACTATCAGGCTTTTCTATTAGGAAATTATCATTATACCTCGTATAAGTTGCTATAGCTTTCTGCGTACAGAAGAAATCAATACCAAAATAATCTTCACCATAAACAAAAAACGGAGCTTCAAAGAAACTATCAATGTTTAAGTGTCTGTGCTTTTTAAAGAATGCAGCGAGCTTCTTTACCGCTAAATATTCAGGCTTACTCTCAAACCCGGTAAAATCTCTTCGTAGACGGAAAGGTTTATTGTTAATTGACCTCGACACAGCAAGGTATGTATTATAAATCTGCTTTTCGAATTCTTCCACCTATTTATAATAAAGGTGTTTTTAATTTATTCAAGTATTTTGTTATATATTTACTCTTCGTTATTGACGGCTCCGCTTCTATAAATTTACGGATAGCAACAAATTCACTATCTTCATTTATCTGTGCCATATAAATCTCTCGAAGCTTTTTATTTTCAAGTATTTTTAAGAAAACCGTAGGGTAGTTCATTTTCTTACCGTTTAAAAGAGATACAAACGTACAAAACGACAGAAAGGCATGTTGAAACTCGTCATTTTCTATATTTTGTGTTGGTGTACTTTCGATCATGTTAACGGGTTTAAAAGTTTTGTTAGGTTTAGAATTTTATCATTTAATAAACAGCCAGCGACTTCATCTTTACCACCACCGGTTGATAATTGCTTAGCTAATTTACCTAAATCCATATCGCAATTCTTCGCTTTTCTCAAAATAACTATTTTATTTTTAAGATCTATAAGCAATACAATATCTACTACTGTACTATATTCCTTTAAAATATAGTTAGCTAATAAATTAGGATTATCTTCAAAAAATACGCCGGCGACACCGTAAATTGTGCCGCCTAGCTTAATATTTTCATGAAAAATATCACCATTAAAAGTATATTCTTCTAAAAGATTATATTCATCTAGATATCTCTTTATTAGATTTATAGCTTCTTTATCAGGCATATAGAAACTATTTAGTTCCCTTTTTTAATTACTCAACATATCCAAAGCATTAGCTGATTCGCCTAAATCACCGTCTCCGTCGTTAAGACCCTCATCTTCAATGACCGTTAGTGTTTTATAATCCATTCTAAACTGATTCTTACCGAAATTAGGTCCGAATCGATTTTTCATCATATGAAGATTGATAATATTAAGTTCTTTATCTTCATCGCTTTGCGTAATACCAATGATAGCATCAGCCGTAGCAGCTAGACCGATACTCTCACCGATACTATCTAACCGCGGAGAATCAACATCATAACCTGTTCTATTAAGCTGAGTCGCGCTAATTATAGGGCAATTAAATTTATAAGATAATGCTCTTACTTCCTCTGACGCTGATTTAATACGTTCGTAAAGATTAGAGTTCATTGATCCTTTGATGAGATTAATATAATCTAAGACAATAGCATCAACTTCAATACCTTTAAGCTGTAGTGTCTTTATATAGCTAGCAATTTGCTGCGACGTAATAGTGTTGGGTGGAAATTCTTTAATAATAAGCTTACCCATATTGTCCATACTCTTAATCGAGTGCTGCAATGTTACACTCTCGTCTTTTAAGTTAGCAATAGGTATTTTAGTAAGATCAGAAGCTAAGCGACAGGCGTACATTATCTCGCTCATCTCTAAAGATATGACGACAACATTCTTACCTTGTCTACACATGCTAGTAGCAATATTACCTAAGAATATACTCTTACCGACGTTGGTCTGGCCAGCAAATACATAAAACGATCTACCATTCTCCAAAAAGCCTCCGTTTAAGTTTTCATCGACCCATTCCCAGCCAGAGGATATAGTAGGTTGCTCGACATTTAACTCCGCAGCAACACTGTCTATATTTTCGAATAGATCTAACCCGATATCATCCTGTAGATCTATTCTACAACTCTTCTCAAACCGCTCTAAAATATAGCTCGTGTCTACCTTACCTTTGGTGATGTCTTCTGCGACATCCATCATAGTATGGTAAATTGCTCTCTCCTTTAGATAACGCTCAGTATTATCTAAAAGTTCTTCGTTATTTAAATTTTTATCAATCTCTTTAAAAGTAGCTGCTACACCTTTAAAGGCATCCTTAATATCATCGTTAACAAGATAAGCTTTAAGTTCCGTAACAGTCGGCGGGACACCTCTTTTGTTATAGAAATCTTTAATTACGGTAAAAATCGTCTTTATATTTTTACTCGCTATTATAGCAGGATCAACGTGGCCGATAATATCAGCCAAGTACTTTTCATCAGTTAAACTCTTATATATAAGAATTTTCTCAAAATAATCTAAATCTATTTTTTCCATTTATTAATAAAATATTGCTGACCTTCGAAGTATTCCTTATCTGGATTAGTTAACCCAGGGCTAGAATGAATGATAGGTATATCAACAACACCTATTATAACTTTGTTCCTATTGCATTCAAGGCTAAAGTCTAAATCATAATAATGAAACCTTGATGGATAGCTTTCATCAAACTTTACCGTTGGAGGAAGTTCTTTAATATTGATACCAATAAATACCCCATCGATGAGTAAACACCTACTAGGGATAGGACCAAAAGAAGTGTAGTGGTATTGCTCTGGTGACCCATGCGCGACGCATCCTCTTTGATCTTTCCTTTCTGACATAAGATGCCATAAAGCAGGATTACCAATTTTGCAGGAAGTAGCGCCAGCCAAGCCAAATACTGTATAACTATTCGCAGCCCGTATAAGGCGAGTTCGTAGGTCGTCCGTGTTAAGAAATACATCATCATGTATAAAAGCAGCAATATCAACACCGTTATGTCTAGCGTCTTCCAGGAAAGCGTTATAACATTTTTGTAGGCTTTCTTTATTATTTTCATTAAAATGAATATTTATACTTTCACCATACTTAAATGATTTATGCAAAGGAGTATCTTCTTTTTTACCCTTTGTAGCTGCGTATATTTTTATTTTTTTCATAAAGAATTCACCCAATAGTTTACCATCTCGTCAATCATGTGTTCGAAAGTATAGCTAGGCTCCCAGTTAAGTTTTTTTCTCGCTTTAGTACTATCACCTTTAAGATTGCAAAGCTCTTCAGGTCTTAAAAATTTCTCATTTACAGTTACATAATCTTCCCAGTTTAACCCCACCGCATTAAATGCTACCTCGCATAAATCTCTTACACTATGCGAAATACCAGTAGCGCATACATAATCATCAGGCTCTCCATCTTGCAACATAAGATACATAGCTTTAACATAGTCTTTAGCATGGCCCCAATCTCTGGTAGCATCTAAATTTCCCAACTCTAAATTATCTTGCTTACCAATTGAAATACTAGCTGCAGCTTTTGCCACTTTACCAGTTACAAAATTTGAACCTCTTCGCGGTGATTCATGGTTAAAAAGAATACCATTCCATATATTCATACCGTAGGCATTTCTATAATTTCTGCAAATATTATATGAAAATACTTTGGCGCAACCGTAAGGGGAAACCGGGTTCATAGGAGTCGTCTCTCGTTGAAATCCATCACTATCTATATTATTCCCAAACATTTCCGAACTACTAGCTTGATATATTTTACAATCATGACCTATACACCGAATTGCCTCTAAGAGATTGAGAGTACCAATACCGGTTGTGTGTGCGGTATATAGTGGTTGATCGAAGCTAATTTTAACATGACTCTGAGCAGCTAGATTGTACACTTCGTCTGGCTTAGTATTATATACCAACCTCGTTAAGGAAGACATGTCATTCATATCAGCATACTCTAATATTAAGTTAGGGTCTTCTCTTAAATGTTCGATACGGTAGCTCTGCGTTTCTGATACACTATTACGTTTAACTGTACCGAAAACTTTATAACCTTTACTTAAAAGTAACTCAGCTAGATACGAGCCATCTTGACCATTTATACCAGTTATTAACGCTGTTTTATTTTCTTGCTTCATTATAATTTTCTAAAAACCAATCTACAGTCTCACTTATACCATCTTCTATCGATGTAAATTTAAAATTTTTAATATATCTTTTAAGTTTACTATTACTCGAAGGTTTCTTATATTGACCGTCTGGTAGATCTTTATTATATACAACCTTACCTTTAAAGTCCATTTTTCTTACAATAATATCAACTAAATCTTTAATTGATATTTCGTTACCAGGAGAAATAATAACCGGGTCAGTATCATCATAATCTGTCAAGAGTTTCTCTACTATCTTCGCAACGTCTTTACTGTATATAAACTCTCTTAACGGTGATCCAGACCCCCATACTTCTAAGTCCGTGTTATTCATGCGAGATAGGTACACTTTATGAATTAAACTAGGGATCACATGGCCATTTTTAGTATCAAAATTATCATTTGGACCGTAAATGTTGCAAGGTATAACAGTAAAGTATTTTAGATTATACTGTTCGTTATACGCTCTTATTTGAATATCAGCCATTCTTTTTGCGTATGCATACCCGTAATTAGAGCTATGAGGCGGTCCTAGATGTATCTGATCTTCAGTGAGCGGATATTTAGGTGTTTCAGGAAACACGCAAGTTGAGGTAAAAGCAATTAATCTTTTTACATTATATTTTTTACACGCATTAATTATATTCGTGTTAATTAATATATTATCGTAAAAATAATCAGCTTGAAAGTTTGAATTACCCCCGACGCCTCCTACTTTACCAGCGGTGTGTATAACGTAATCAGGGTGCGTTCTCTTTAAAAGCTCTTCGGTTTGGTCATTATTAGTTAGATCAAACTCTCTCCCTACTTTTATAAAACTATCACTAAAGGCAGATCCGACGAGGCCTCCACCTCCTGTTACCAATACCTTACTCGAAATCACTGCGATCGTCCAGTTCTGGTTTATTCTGTCTATTCCAAATCATACCCATAATATTCCATAAAGCAGCACCTAGATGATCCTCACTTACATCTCCTGTAAAATCTTGCATCAAATGTCTCATTGCTGAATCATATAAGACAGAATGCTTCATTCCCTTTTTCCAATTATTTTCGCCGTAGGTTTCTGCGCCTTGAAGATATCTCATCATTACATCATTTAACGCTTTATGAGGAACAAGACTCATACGAAGTTTACCTTCCCCGTTATCACGCTGAGCTCCAGTTTCAAATTGACGCGGTGTACCTGTCGTCTTAAGTTTATCCATACGCTAATTATAAAGTTTTTCTCTAAAAAAATCAACCCATAGTTTTAACGACTGCCCTTTTAAGGCAACTATAACAGCATCTAGCTCCGTATATATATTGGGTATACTACGCTTTCGAATAATCTCACCTTCATCTACCGCAGGTATAACCTTATGTAAAACTGATCCTAAAATTGGATGACCTAATTCAAAGGCTTTTTTCTGCGGATCTTTACCTTTGAGTTCCGGATATTTTGTTATTAAGCCAGGATGCCCGTTAAAGATTTTATATGTTTCGCAAATCTCTTTAGGGACAATATTCAACCAGCCATGTAACGTTATAAAACACTTATCTGGGTCTCCGAAAAGCTCTTTTAAGAATTTGACATTCTTCACATCTTTCTTAAGAATTCTAAACCCGTAATTGTTGATATCGATACGATCATCGATAACTGATTCATCTTTTTGATCGTAATAGACTGTATCTGGCACATACCCTCTATCAATAAGATTTGCTATTTCAGAACCAGTCTGTGAAAATAATGCTATATGTCTCATAATGTTAAAAATGGTGAATTATACACAAACCCGTCTAATTCCGTTAAACCTTCATACGAATAATTGTAAAGAATACCTTCTCTGACTTCTTCATAACCATCACCTTTAATGGATGACACATTTGCGTCTTTATAAAATAGCGTACTACCTTGTCTTGCTATATAGACATTCATTGTTTTTATGTTTACAATCCAAAGAGCAAAAGTACCTCTTAGTTTTTCAATAGTATATAAGATATTCTGCACTTCTGTTTCAGCATCTTCACAGGGACCATGCGAGTACTCAAATTCATCTAACAATGCTGGTATAATACTACTATCTACAGGGTTATCATGCATCGGTAGATATTCATCAATAAGATCTTCAAAATTAGTTAACACCCCGTTATGTGCAACAATCCAATCACCCCACCAGAACGGGTGCGATGTTTCATCTTTCCAATCTCTACCAGTTTCTGTCGGAGCTTGATTATGCCCGAGATATAAAAAGTTATCACCTTCAGGTAGTTTTGTTGCATGCCAGTTGATAGCACCTTCTTCCTTTTTAACATTGTAATTAGCTTTACCGTAACAATAAAATATACCTGTTGAAAAATTACCACGTTCTCTATTAGCTTGTTCTAAAACTTCAAAAGTCGATAAGTCGTTACTCGCATATATACCACACATTTGTATATATTATATGGTATAATCGTGGTAAAATCAATAAATATTAATATGAATTTTATTTCCTGGAATACTAGACGAGTTTTAAACGAGAGCACAAGCAACTACTATCACGATGAATTGGTTGAAGAGAGTATTTCCAAGACTCTAAAGCCTGTCATGAATAAAATGAAGAAGCTTAATATCGGCTTACCGTACAGAGATGCGCGTTTATTCTTCTTTCAGTTTTTAAAAGATAAGCACCCGAACTTAGTACCAACAGGTTTCGAGACAAAAAAACCATCTGCGAAAGACGTCAATGCAATAGTCGGGCAGATTGCGATTGAGAGCCCGGAGTTATTGGATAAGTTCGGTGAAGAGTTTGATGCATATTCGAAAGAAGAGGCTTCGAGTGGAATGGATAGAGTGTCACAATTCCTCAACGTAGCGGCGACAATGAGAACTGGTAAGGGAGTAAGACCATCAAAAGCAGCTGCTGAGCGTGAAGGTGGTGTTAGAAAGGACTATAGTAAGCTCACTGCTCAAGAGATTGCAAATGCTACTACTGATGCTATTAAGAAGAAACAAGATGAATTTGAAGCTGGCGATGATGTATCGGATGAGAGACTTCTTATTAAGTTAGCGGCTTCAAGTGTTTTAAGTAAGTTAGAGCAAGAAGATGTTAACCCGGAGGCAATTGAAAATGTTGCTAACGCAATTGCAAAGATTGAAACAATTACTAAGTTTAAGAAGTTTTTGGATTACATCTCCAATATGGAGGAGTATTTAGTAATTCATCAATATCTAGAAGACACCCTTGATGTTATCGAGACGAACCTTGAGGATATGCAAACTGAAAAAGAGGAAGAAGAGGCTCGTGGAAATATTAACGATGAAGTTAGACAAGATCCACGTGAAGTTGATCCTTTCGGCGATGATATCGAGCTAGCGAAAATAGAAGCTGAAGATGCTGAAAGCTGCCCTTATAGTGATGAGGAAATTGACGCTGAAAAAGCTGATTTAGACGGTGACGGTGAAGTCTCTGATTTCGACATGGAGGAAGCCTATAACATTGGATTGCGCGCCGATTCCGAAGAAGAAGCATGGGATGCGTTTTCCGATGAATTCCCAATGGTAATCGATATAGATAGAAAGTGGAAATTGGGGGATGCTTTGAGACAGGGGCTTACGGACAATGAGAGATTGGGAAGTTCCAACGGCATTAGTGATGAAGAAATTGATGCTGAAAAAGCTGATTTAGATGATGATGGTGAAGTCTCTGAATATGAGAGAAAAAGAGGCGAAGCAATTGCTAAAGCAATGCAAAGATCAGGCGAAAAAGAGGAAGAAGAAGATGAAGAAGTTGCAATGTCTCCACAAGCTATACAACAGCATCTAATTAATCAATATAGACAGAAGATGCAGAATCAGTACTCTCATGAGAGACGTAACAGATACGGTTACTAATTTTAATCAACTTCTGGAGATGGTAGCGCCAGCTGATTTCCAGAAGTTTAAAGAATTTAATTTAAATACCGACACATCTGACGATAAGTACGATGATATAACTCTTATCGGTGACTTAAAAGAGTATAATATAAAGCAACTAAAAGCTCTCAAAGATTACGCAGTAAAACAATTACCAGGTAAAACAGACGAAGAAATTGAAATGTTTATGGTAAAGGTTTTAGCTAATCCCAAAACACACAGAGTTATGAGACAGCATATAGCGTTTCATAACCCCGAGTTGTTTAAGTATATTAACAAATAGATTTACAACCGTTATCTCTATATACAGCGTCTAGCTTTTCTTGTTGTTGATACATTAGAGGGTCTCTGAGACCAGCATCGACAAAGCCTTTTAATCTAAGCGCACTACTAGCGCTATTAGCATCACAAGGGTATTCGCCAGAGTAACAAGTATATGTATCAGCGAAGTTTACACCTAATTCTACACCGTTTAAAATAATATCTTTCTTACTCATACTAAGTAAAGGCGCTACAACTTTAATATCGACGCTTCTATTAAGAAGACAAATCTGATTCATTTTATCAACAAATTGTATAGACCCGTCCCAGTATCCGGCAAGACTATCAGCTTCAGCAGCCCCGTACCATACTTCACTCGCTTGTAACTTTTCAGCGTAAGAAAGCAAAATACTTAAAAACATCATATTACGAAACGGTACGTAGCTTTTTGGCTGAGCTTCTCCCATCACGTCTTTAACATCTGGTGTATCGATATTATTATTTGTCAACGACGATGTATCAGCAATATCTCTAATATACTTTACATCTAATACTTTATTAGTAAAAGTAACGTTAGGGAAATCATGATTAGCGTTTAATAACTGCTTTTCAGCTGCTACCAACTCTCTACTATGACGCTGACCGTAATCGAATGTAACGGTATGTACTTCGTCGTATTTTTCAGCTGCTTTATATAATAAAACAGCGCTATCCATCCCTCCAGATAATGTAATTACAATTTTACTCTTCATTTTCAAATTCGTCTAAACCGGGTACTTCGTCGGGAATAATTTCCTCTTCTTCAGATTTATTACTATATTTCCACTCTTGTTTAATCTTATCTTCAATAACTGGTATAATAGTATTATCCCAGAGTTCCGTATCATCTTTCCACTTACTATAATAACCGAGTTTCTTACCATCTGGTAGCTGATATGTAGAACCCGTTTGAATAACCGCACCTAACCCGACAGCTAAATCAAGTAAGCCGTAATACTTGTTTAATCCCTTATCGAAAGACAAATACATCTCTCCTTCAAGATATTGCTTAACAAAACGATTCTTTACCGTTAAAGCTCGTAGAATAACGCCAGAATAATTCTTCTGTCCTACAGCTAGCTTACCGTCAGTATTCTTATCTTCCTTAACTGGTTTGCGCGCCAATTGAATAGTAACAGACGGTAGATAAACAGTAGCGGTACCACCCGGCATTGCTTTTACAAGAGATGGAAACATTGCTGCGGGGTCTTCGTAAATATGATTTGTAGCTAAAATAGTAGTCTTAGTTAAACCAGATAGCTGAGTACAAGTTCTTAGCAAACTCTTCATTGCTTTAGCTCTGCTACCCATATCAGCAGAAACATTATTCTTCTCCATTCTACCAATTTGTAGCTGACTTTCCATATTACCTAACGAGTCAATAGCGATAATAAACTTACCCTCCTGTCCCTTCTCTTTAACTTTAGTAAGAAAATCGTAAATTGTATTGCGGCATTCTTCAATACTAAAAACTGGTACATATTTTACTTTACTGACATCTAAACCTAAAGCTTCAGCACCGTCTTTATCGATAGCGTTTTCACTATCAAAGATAACTGGAATTAAACCTTCTTTCTGCGCGTTAGCTAAAATCTTCTGCAAGATAAAACTCTTACCAGTCATACTCGGACCAGCTAAAAGAGTCATTCTGTTTTTTGGTATACCGCCGAAAAGCGAGCCAGATACAATACCGTTAAGTACCATCGAGCCAGTATCTAACCAACCATCAACATTACTAATAGCGCTTTCATTTAAGAAAGATGCGTAGGGATTAGACTTATCAATTACCGATAAAATATCATCAATTTCTTTACTCATATACCCTATTATAGTATATGTTTATCGTATATCAAGATTATCTTATAAACTCTTCAAATTGTTTTGCATGCATCTGCTTTTCAAACATCATTGTATGTTCGTAAACATCAGTCCATTTAATAATATCCCATTCCCATTTATTAAAATTTTTCTTACACCAGTCTACGTATTTTAAGTGATGGTCTGAATGAAACGATACTAGAAATGCGTTAGATTTCCAACCAAATTTATAATCAAATATCTCTTGCGGGGTCATTCTCGTTTAAGATCTGCTCTGTATCTAAAAGTAATTTTTTTATTTTAACTGAGATATAATTACTCTTCCACTTATATTCTTCTAGGAAGCGTTTCCAACACAAAACAATTTTTCGAATCTTTTCTAAGTTTACCTGTTTAAAACCTTTAGTACTCTTACCATATTTAACTATATTAAGTACAGTCTCCGCGAATTCATCGGCCGTCGCTTCGAAATATTCCTCTACATCCTCAGGAATAAATTCCGGCTCTTCCGGTATATTGAAATGTCTCTTCTCCCTCTTTAGCGTTTCAATTTCTTTTTGCTGATTTTCTATTCTCGCCTTATACCTCTCTTCAGATTGCTCTTTAGCTAACTGTATTTTATCTTTAAGATCTTCGTTTTGCTTTTTAAGCTTGTCAATTTCAGAGTCCTTCTGCATAACTATATTGTGAATAACCTTTTCAGCTTCGTTTTTTATTTGTGCAGCAATCTCAGCTCGGATTTCACGTTCACGCGCAGCATTTATATTATTAAAATAAGATGTATTATCTGATGGCGGTCGCCACGATCCACTATCCCAGTTATTATTCATACATATTATTTTATACACACCTCGTTATAAAGCAACAAAAAAAGAGTTCCTAAATTTAGGAACTCTTTAAAAGTATCAACTCTTGTTTTCTTATTATTCGTCAAAAAGCTTTACAACTTCCGGGTCACCCTCTTCTGGAGTGTTAGGAACGAGGGTAGGGTTAACAATACGCTCATACTGTTCAATAATTCGCGGATCAATTTCAAAATCACTACCAACAGCGATTGACGTCTTTTGATACGTGAAAAAGCTATTACGCTTGTCATTTGCATCCGGGCTGGTGAACTCGGCAAAGAAGAGCGGGTATAGTTGAACGGCCATCTGACCATTCTCCTGCTGTTGAACGAGGATCATAACCGGGTTCTCAACCTTGAGTACTGAATCTGTTTCCTCAGCTGTGGTACCGAAGATGTTTCGGCCTGCGCTATCAATGAATGTAGTATAATTTTTTTCGGACATACGTATATTTTATATTAGCGCTAATATAAATCAACTTAAAAGATCAAATAAATTCGTCTGTGTTAAAGAACCAGGTTTTTGAACAGCCCATTTAACGTTCTCATAAAACCTCTCAATAACATTAAAGACGATCTTTTCAAACATTATTTCATAATCCATATTAAAAGCTTTTTTAAATTCCCCCGGGTAATAATATTTGTATGCTATATTGCTAAGATTGTATGGGTTTGGCTTCTGGACGTAGAAGTAACGTACCTTATCACCGCTACCTATCTCTTCATACTCCTTATCAATGCCAAATTTCTTGAGAAGTAAATTATGATAGTAAGCAGCTTTAACATGGTTTGGCATACCTTTAACTGTCTTAAAACCATCACAGTCGACCGCATACTTCTCATAACCCTTGATACCTGAAACAAAGGCAATATCCTCGATAGGGAGCTCTTTAAAAATCTTATATGTTTCGTTTAATACATTATTAGTTTGAGTCACGTCTTGAGTACTCAACATAGTCTCAATAATCTTCTTAACATACGGTTTGATAGCTGCCGGCATTGTACTACGGACAACCTCTACCCCTGTATACTTGTATTTATCCATCGGAATTCCTTCATCGTCGAGAATATGAAGTACGTAACGCTTCTTCTGCAAGAAAACACCGACATCAGCTATAACTTCACGTTTAAAGACAAAGCGGCAATCTTGACTATTAAGTGATTTCTTACCCCATATCTTAATTTCATCGTTTAGAAAGTCTTCAATATTTTGGACCTCATCGTGAAACTCTGTAGTTAACTTACCTTCATTATCAGTAAAGGAGAGACCTTTATCAACAAGAGGTTTAACGGATATATAACTACTATCAGTATCATTATATACCACTGTACTATCTAGTATCTTCTCATCTTCAATACCAGTCTTTTGTTTGATATATTTTTTAAGTAATTCATTCGACTGCTTAATAACAGACTGCCCTGTTAAAGTAATAGATGAAGCGATATCATCATCACCAAACGGTGCATTCTTGTTACCAAAATAGCCGTAAATTGAATTAATAAAAATCTTAATGCAGAGCTGTTTAGAGTCTAGCTGATCAATTTTAACTTTTGTCGCCGGGTCTTTCTGCTTACTATACTGACGTTTTAATTTACCGAGCTCTTTTTTAACCTCGACGCGCTTATTGTAATACTCGTCGAGAATCTCAGGCATCACGCCTTTTTTCTTCTGCGTAAATAATACATTAGCTCTACTGACAGCAATCTGCTCATCCTTAACAAACTTTGCGAAATTAGCTAACGTTAACGTAAACAGTTTACCATTAGCATGCCGGATTGTTACTTCTTTATCATTTTTATCTTCGATCTTACCTATCTTTGTCTCTGGTGACATGTTTAATGATATCATCACGTTAGGATATAGGGAATTAGCATCGAACGAAATAATATTTTCTTGAAACCCTCTCAGAGGTTCACCTACATACGCACCTGGATTCTTACCAGTGTCTTCATTTCTAACGAAGGTGTGTATAACTTGACCCCGTCGGCGACCTCTAATAGCAGTAGCACCATTAATAACGGAAAGAGCGCCCATTGCGGCTTCAAACGTAGTTAATCCTGTATAAGCTAGCATGCGCAATAGATCTAAATACTTTAGTTTTTCCTCTAAATGCTTAAGCAACCTAACGTCTTGAATATTATAATCGACGAATGTCTGCCAATCATCATCAGAAAGAGTAGCTAGATTCATATTACCGAACTCCACCTTCTTTTGACCGAGTTCAATTTCACCAATTGCATCTAACTTATAGCTTTCACGGAGACCTTGCGTGAACTTCTTATACACGTCAAGATAGTCAATTAGAGATATACCTTCTATATACCATTTAACTTGCTCACGGCCAAATGTACCGCGAATTGTTCTACTATGAACGTTACCAGTAGGCGATAGCCGAGCTACCCACTCATCACCAAGTATACGTTGACATCTATTAATAATATATGGTATATCGAAGAACTCAGAATTCCAACCAGATAAAATATCAGGATAATCTTTTTCTAGATGTTGAATGAAACTTTTAAATAACATCTTCTCATCTTCGCACTCGATATATGTAACGTCATCTTGCGTATTCTTATAACCTTTAATGCCCCAGGTAATAAAGTCATTGTTTAACGAATCGTAGATCGTTATAACATTAACTAAATGATTAGCTGTTTGAATATTAGGAAAATCGTCAGGGGAATAAGTCTCAATATCAATAAACATCGTCTTTATCGGATGCGTATTAAATTCAGGTTCTTCGTTTTGCTTCCAATAAGTATCGACAAGAAATTGCTGTGGTTGAGGAAGGTTTTCAAACACTCGCTTGACGCCAGATTCTTTAACGAACTTAAAACGATTATACTGACTATTAAATTTCTTCTTAATTAATTTAGTTCCGAAGATTGACTCATAATTACCGTTTCCCTCGAGGTAGAGATACGGCTCAACGGACGTCTCGAACCGTACACGGTTACCTTTTTCATCCCAAGTAAACAGAGTTACAGTCCCTTCGCGACCGTTATATATAGCATTACGATAACTCACATAGCTATTATATAATAGTTCCTAATTATATCTACTCAAATTTACTCTTTTAGGATCACCTACATCATATTGATATAATTCTAAATAACAATCAATATTTTTGTCATCCTCTAACCATCTATTATCGACATACTGCGATGCTTTCTTACATAGTGCTTTATAACGCTTTCTGTCACTCAGTGTATATTCAATTTGCGCAATCATTTCATCACCAGTATTAAATTTAATAGGCGCATGCTCGTATGTACACATATCTTGACAAGCGATAGGTAATCCTAGTGCGCAAGCTTCAATATGCTTCAGATCGGACTTCGATCTGTTAAAGGTATTATCTTGCAACGGTGCAACAATCATATTAACATTCAAGTCATATAGCTTTTGACCGTATTCATAGAGACGTACCCATGGGTGAAACTCAATCTTACCAGCTTCGACCAACGGTCTCAACGCTAACGGAAAGGCACCTAAAAATACCCATTGATACTTATTAACTGTTTTAGCAATTACTTCAACGACATGGTGAAAATCGTCTTTCTGCTTAACTCTATTATCAACATCAAAATGAGCTCCGGAACCGGCGTATAAAATTCTAGGCCTTTTCTTATTTTTATCGTAACTCTCCATTGTCCGTGTTAGATTCGTCTTGTTACCTAACCAGAATTTTGGCATAAAATTAGGTATAACAGTTACGTTCTTATTACCTGTTTTTTCACGATAATAGTCTCTCATGAACGGACATGTTACGGTCATTTCATCACACATTGCCATCATTTCTTGAGCTGATTTTCTTATCGCAGGATCGGTAAATGCTGTTTTATATTTGTTATAATCTGGAATATCTTCTGCAAAACAAATATCATCGATTTCGTAAATCAGTCTAAAATTATTTTGATCAGCCATCTTCCTCAAGAATTTTACAAACTCTAACTGCTGAGGGGTTGCCTGTCTTTGAATACGTACCCCTTTAACCATTCCATAATATCTCGGATCAACATTCATAACTGTCGTACCATGAACAACAGCTTTTGAGTGTGCATTAAGTATCTGCTCAGGCCATATCATCCTCCAATGACCGCATCCGGAGTAATCGGCATAGTAATTTAAAAAACGAGGTAACCCTTGCTCTGGTGTTTGCTGCTGTTTTGGCGCAGACTGCTTAACTGGAGCAGTAGGGAGCGAAAAAGGCTTATTACCCATAGGTGAAGTCTGAAACGGTGTATTACCCTGTATGATCATATATGTTTAATTATGAATTTAATCTACAAACTCAACACGCTTGGTTATACCATTATGCTTTTCAAGGAAAATAATATCACCCGTTGCTGATTTAATACTTTCCTTTCGATGACTAATAACGAATATACATTCATTAAGCTGCTCTACTCTTTCATTTAAAATCTCTAATACTAAATCTACTCCTTTCTCATCTAAGCTACTATCAAATAATTCATCATAGAAGCTAATATTATAATGTACATCGCCTTGAGCTTTTCTCATATCCATAAATGAGAATAAACATGCTAAGTCAATAGCTTTTCTTTCTGCGCCTGAGAAGTTATTATAAAGACAGATCTTACCTTTTTCATTTACAATCTCTTCTTCAAAATACTCATTAAAGACGCAAATACTATTACTATCTAATTTTTTTAGATAATGGGTAAGTTTAGAGTTAAAGTTACGTAAAATCTTCTTAACAATAAAACTCTTAACACCTTCTTCACTAACAACGAATTTAACTACATCTAATAAATCCAAGCTCTTTTTAATAGTACTAATTTCCTTAGAAATATTTTTTACCTTTTCATCTAACTCATTAACAATAACCTTAAATGTGTTCGTTTCATCATCAATTGTTGCAAACTCTGCATCTATCTCACTAATACATTTTTTAATGTAATCAATAGATTCTTTAATATGACTCGTACTATATTTTTGATTCTGTATAGCTGTTATCTTTTCATTAACTATTCTTATAGCAGAGTTTATCTTAGATGTTTCTTGATTGTATTCTTCTATCTTTTTTAACCCAGCTTCAACACCTTGCTTCTCATCAATTAAAGATTTCTTTATATTACTCTTCTCCTCTTCAACTCTTTCATGATCGTGATCTTCCATTGGCCTTAGGCATACCGGGCAAGTATCTTCCTCCGTACCTAATTTCTTGAGAATCTCAGCATTAGTTTTGATAATTTGCTTCTGCGAAATAACGCTATGATTGACTTCATCCTTAGCTTCGTTAATTTTAACCAACTTATTTTCCAATTCTATAATCTTATCCTTATAAGGCTGGTCGTTAAGCGAGTTTATTTTTTCGAGCTTTTCCTCTGCTTCTTTTAAATCCTGTCTATGCTGATCAATAGTACTTTGCATAGTACTTTTTTTCTTAGCTTTGGTATCTTCGAAACTATTAGACTGAGCTTTTTGTGATGTTAAGTAGTTATTAGTTTCCTCTAAGCGTGTAATGTTAATATCAAAATCTCTTTTTATTTCAGATTGATCATTTCTCAAATCGTTTAACATTTTTGAAAATATCTCTAAGTTAAAAATCTTTTCAATAAACTTCCGTTTATCGGTTTTATTTTTTGCCATAAACGGTATATGGTTGTTAAGTGTCATTATAACGCAGTTCTGAAATACCTCAGGTGAGGAAGATAACACCGTCTGAATATATGCATCAGTATTTGTAATGGTTGATTGTGTTTTATCGACACCATTTTTAAAGATTAGGCATTTGGAAGGCGATAAAGTTCTAATAATATGAAATTCATTTTTACCATAATGAGGATCATCAACTGTAAAGAAAAGCTCAACTTTAGTTTTACCTTCAGTTAAATTATTAGGTATAAAATTTTTCTTAATTTCACGCAAGGTATTTCCAAAGATGGAAAAATATAATGCATCAGCTACAGTACTCTTACCAACACCGTTTCTCCTATCTTCTTTATCTCTATTAATACCGGTAACAATATGAAGACCTTTCTTAAAGTCTACCGTTACAACTTCTTCTCCAATAGATAAAAAGTTTTGTATTTTTAATTCTGTAAATGTTACGTATTTCATCTGTGTTTATCTAATGATCTTTGATATAATTCTGTTGTGTATTTGCTTACTTCGCTCTTATTCTCAATATCTAAAAGATTAATAAACTCATCTATTGCCTCCATGATATCGATACCTGATAAATCATATTCACCTTCTTCGGTAAATTGCACCTTATTATAATTAACATCATAATCTATTCTAAGGTCAAAAGGCTTATAGGTCAACAACTTTGCTACTAATGCATCTAAATGTTCAGTATTAATATTTTTATCGACAATTAGTTTAATAATATTATTAGAGATAATCTCATTAAAGAACTGTATAGGATTATCTTCGTATATTAATTTTGATAGAAACACCTTTATATGTTTTGGAGTTTTATTATTTTCGACAAATTCGAGATTTAAATCATCATCATATATATAAAATCCCTTTGATTGCATTGAATCACCAAAATCCATTTCAAAAGGATTGCCTACGTATATAATTTTATTAGACTCAAATGTTCTATCAGCTCTTAAATGAAAATGCCCAGAAAAGATTAGAGGGGCTTTTGTGGAAAGAGTTTCAGGATCATCGCCATGATCACAAATTTTAAAAGAATTCATTTTGAAGTTAACTAGTTCAAAATGACCGAATACTAAATCACTAACCGGTATATCTTTTATTGACGTACCCCATGGGCAGAATGTTACTTTTTTACCATTTATAGTAACGGTCGTCATTTTATCATAAACTGTAATATTCTCATAACCTTTAAGTATACTCAAGCTGTTAATTTCGCTCGTATCTTTATACCATGCATCATGATTACCGGTAATCATTGTGATATTAAACTCGTTAAATTTATCTAAAAAGTCTTTAGCGAAGTTTAATGTTTTTACAGAAATTTCATCCCTATAATGAAAGAAGTCGCCACAAAATATAATGTTTGTTATACCTCTTGCTTTTAATTCGGAGATATACCAATCGCCCCATCTATTAGCGACACCTAACCAGAAGTCGCTATTTTGATGAACGCCTAGATGCAGATCGGAGAATATAGCAGTTTTAGTCATCCTTAGAAGAATAATCTAAATCATCAGAATTTGGTTTAATATAAACCATCCCGTCCGTTACATCAGCCATTTCCTCTTCATAAACCTTTTCTTTATAATTCGAGATTGTTTCGTGATGCTTCTTTTCTTTTTTTATTCTATTAATAAAGGCGTGAAATGCTATAGTCGTAAAATATGAAAACGGGTTATGTTTTGAGTCTACATCGAATTTGTGATTCTTTAAGGCCGTGTACATCTTAACAAGAGCATCTCCGATCATTTCATCCTTATACGTGTAGTTTATAAAATTAGATTTATTGCCAAGACCATATGCAATCTTCTTAAGTGAGTTTGCGAGATCAAATATACAGTCATCCGTCTTATAATAAGTACGAATTTGTTCTTTAAAAACTTCCGGATTTACGTAAAACTCATCAATCTTAGGCTTAGGACCTCTCTTCTTAGGCTTCGGTTTATCAGTCATAATATAATTTAATTATAATATATAAAAGGTTACTTTTCTACTATTTCTGTAATACTAAATGGTATTTTCTCTTGCGCGTATATCTCTTTTCTCTTCTCAACATGTCGTTGCCCATATTTTAAATCATCCGCTAAGTCTATAATAATCAATTTTTCTTTATCATCGTGTAAACGTAGACCTCTACCGATTGATTGAATCGTACGAATAGAGCTCTTACCACCGGCTGCAAACATAATCATATGTATATTTTTAATATTAATACCGGTACTGAAGATAGAGCTCATTGCAATACAGATAACGTTACTGTTTACTTCCATTATCTTTTTAATCTCATCTCTAGTTTCAACCTCTACTTCGCCTTTCACGAAAAATACTTGCTTATTCTCACATTGCGTAAGTCTATCATATAAAGCATCGCCGTGGGCTATATGATTAACCAGCACAAGCGAGTTATTATTAAACTTACTACAGATATTATATATTACATCATTACGATATACATTATCATATATAAAGTCTAACTCTACTTTATAATTGTTTTGATTTGATCCGTAAATAGGCCTATCCTTATAACCTATTTTTATAATTGATGCCTTTGCAATGGTTAAATGCTGCTCTGTTCTTAGACTATAGCTATCTTTCTCGTAAATTATCGACCCTAACTTACCTAAGATATTCCATTCGTCGGGTTTATTATCGGGTAATGTCCCGGTTAATCCGAATTTGTGAACGGTCTTAATTGATTGCACCATTTTGTTAATTTTATTATTCTTTTTTAGTTTATGACACTCATCAATAATAAGCATATCAACATCTTGCAACCAATCGTTACTATCGAACTGACTCTGTAATATACCTAGATTAGCTATAATTACATTTGCGGTTAAATCTGGTTTTATTTTACCTGTCCATCGCGTATATTTAAATAGAGCATTATACTCCTCAAAATCTTTAAATGTTTGATTCACCAGTCCTAAATCAGGTACAATCAACAGACACTTAAATCCGCTCTTACGCTGTAAAAAGGTACTCATTAGTATAGAGCAGATTGTCAATGTTTTTCCGGCACCGGTTCCCATCTTCAATATACCGCGGCCAAACTTAATAGCATTCTCACAGGCTGCTATTTGATAGTCTCTTAGTTTATGTGTAAGATTGTCGTATACTCTAGAATCTTTTAACCCGGGCTTAACAAAAGAAGTAATAGTAGGGTCTATACGAAGCTCTTCATTAGGGTAAAGCTCTTTTATATGTCGTAATATATCATAAAACAGCCCCGGTTCAAATAGACCCGTTGGTGTGATACAATATAACCTATTCGCAAAAAAACGAGCTCGACCTCTCATTCTAAAGCGCGCCGTCTCATCTTTCACACTAAAATGTTCGCGTATGTCAGAGAAGCGATCTCCTTTCATGCGAATTTTATTACGCTCATATGTAAATTCTATCATAGGGTTTCCATCTTCATGATCTCAACAATATTTTTTATATCAAAACTTAAAGCGCTAAACGTCTTTTCGACCTTCTCTAAAAATTCAACAGCTAATTCTTGTTCATCAATACGCGATTGTAGCTCAATCATACGCTCATGCTGATACGCGGTTTTTTCTGCAACCGGCATAGTTATCTTAACAGGGGATTGTTGAATAATTTGTTTTGAAATTTCTTTCTTTAGAGCAAACCTCTCAGCTTTTAAATCTATAAGACGTTTCTTATGATTAATAAGCTTAGTTACCCAGTAATGCTTTCTACCAGGTGTTTTCATTGAAACCTCTTTAATATTAAATTCGTCTACTTTTAAATCAGATTCTATTTCTTTTGCATATCGATCTATAATACTCACCTTTTCATTATAAATACTAATATGAAGAAAACAAGTTTGTTCGAAAAAAAGTTCAAAAAGAAACTTGAAGAGGATGAAAATACGGTCGGTGGCGGTGCTTTAGGCGCTGCAGCTGCGACTGGTCATAGTCAATCCGGCGACTGGTATGCTCCAGGCGATGCGAGAGTACCCAAAGCATTAGGCGGTATCCAGACTAGAAGAGGTACGTTAACTACAAAGCGTAGAAAGAAGAAGAAAAAGAAGTAAATATTCCAATGGATACAGGTCATTGGAAAGTATACCAAGCAGTACCGGAAGATGCTTTTGGGTTTATATATGAAATCGTTAATACTATTAACGGTAAAAAATATATTGGTAAAAAGCAAATGAAGCGAAAAATAAGACGTTTACCGCTAAAAGGTAAAAAGCGTAAAAGAGTAGATTATGTAGATAGTGATTGGAAGATATATACCGGTTCTAGCGACACACTCAATATTGATATAGCTGCTAACGGTAAAGATAAGTTTGTTTTTAAGATACTTAAATTTTGTAATAGTAAGTTTGAGCTATCCTATTTTG